TATTCATTATGCAATTTAGATCCTTTGAAAAAAGGGATTATAGCATCTCCTCCATTTAAGTTAGAATAAATTGATCCTTGTTTAAGTAATTGATTAATTATCGCCATGATTATAAATATTTAATTATTGCATTTTAGTAGATCCAACATTTAGGGCGGTACCTACTTTAGTACTATCTAACATTATAGTACCTTCTTTAGATAAGATTTGATTTAAAATGGTATTCATTTGATCCATTTTAGCTAATAATGGACTTAAATCTATTGAAGGTGAAGAAATTGGAGTTTGAGTTTTTCCTTCTCCACCACCTAAATCAGTTCCTGCTATTACAGTATCTTTATCATTTAATTTAATAGCTCCTTCTGGGGCTAAGAGGGTACGTTTGCCGTATCCTCCTTCTGACATGACATCATCTCCTTTAAATGCTTGTAAAGCTCCATAAGTTAAAGCACCAGCAGCTAATCCTGCCACTACCGCACCTATAGGTCCAAATAAAAACATCCCTGCTAATGCTCCTACCATGGTGCCTATAGCAACAGCTGAAAATTCTAATATCCCCGCTAATTTCTCAGCTGCTCCTGCTAATCTTTCCTGAACTGAAAGGGCGGTAGCTGTACCTTCGGCTTGTTCAGCTGTTCTATCTGCTGCTTCACCAGCTTGGGAAGCTATACCTTCTTGTTTTCTTAAGGCATCACTTAATTCATCAACAGTTAAACCAGCGGCATCTGCTAAAGATTGTTGAGCTATAACATTCATTTGAGCAAACTCAGCTGAACTTCCAACCTGTTTGGCTATTTCAGCAGCTGCCCCAGCTGTGTCACCCTTTAAAGCTAATAATCTAGCTTGTTCTAGGTTTAGATCTCTACCTGTCAATAATTCAGCTTCTAATTCAGCTTCAATACTTGATTCAAAATCAAGTAATTTACCAGCCATTTTAGCTGTTTGTTCCATATTTAACCCAAGCATTTTAGCTTGAGCTACAGCTTTTACTAAACCACCTGGTGCTTTTTCAAGGTTTAATCTTAAAGCTCCTGATATTTTGTTAGCTTCATCTAATATTTGGCGAGTATTAAACCTCATTCCAAATTCTTTTTCAGCAGCTACTAAAGTTTCTAATTGAGTATCTTTAAGACTTTCTAAAGATTGACCAGTAGCTAAAGACTGCATAGTCATATTAGCTAGAGATTCTTCAGATAGTTTAAGTCTTTCTCTTAAAAAAGTAGCTGATTCTAAAAGTTCAGAATCAAATATAATAGCTGTACCTCCTAAAGCGTTATTTAAGTCCCCAACTGTTTTAGTTAAAGTATCAACATTAACTCCTATAGTATTACTAGCTATAGCGGTAGCAGCTAACTCATCATTTAAATTAACAGCTTCAACTTTACTTAAACCTAAATTTCTTTGGAGATCAGCTGTTCTTGTGTCTATTTTTTTTAAAGCTTCAAAACTCTTTTCTAAAAGAAATGAAAATATATCAGTTGGTTTAATAGCCCCAGCTATATTTTTAGCAAAGTTTTTAGTGACACCAGCTATACCTCCACCACTTGCTCTAGCGTCATCTAAAGCACTCCCAAGTAATTCAGCAGCTTCACCTGTGGCTCCAAAAGTTTTGAAAAGACCATTAGCTTCTCCAAGCATTCTACCCAGTAACCCAGTGCTGTCAACCATCTCATCATTTTGGTCTCGCAAAGTTCCTAAAACAGTTAGTTGGGCATCTAAATTATTTAATAAATTATTCTTTTGTTCATTAGTGAGTCTAACACCATTTCTTTCTAAAACTTCAATTTTTCTTAAAATAACTTGTTTTTGCTGTTCAATTTTTTCAATTTCTTTAGCTATATCCTTAGAAGCATTTTGTCCTCTAGTTATTTTATTTATAATCTTATCCTGTTCATTTAATGATTTATTAGATATACTAACAGCTCTAGTTAGGTCTTGGCCTAAAGATCTAACTAAAACTTTAGCTGGGCCTGTGAGTTGGTCCATAACCCCAGCTATATCGGTTTGAAGAGAAGCATTTATACTTTGAAGAGATGAATCAATATCTCTAAAAGAATTTCTTGTTTCATTTAATTCATCATTAATAGCCATATTGGAAAATTTTGTTATAAATATAAAAAAATAAGACCCTTACTTATAAGTAGGGGTCTTTAAAAACTCAGGCGCTTTAATTTTACCTGTAGAGTCTATAATGGTTTTTTTATTTGGATTTTTAGATTGTTGGGCTTGTTGGGCTTGTTGTTTATCATTATAATATTTATTTATTCTATCAAATGTAAATTTTCTAAGCCAAATGGGCATATTATATATAGTTTCCCAATCATATCCTCCTTGCCCATGAAATACTATTTCATGAATTTGAGTGAACAAATTTCTCCTATAGATAATTATCTCCTCAGATGTCAGGGTAAAGAAAGCTTGGGCCAATTGGGAGGGGGAGAGGTCCATCTCCACTATCGGGAAAAAAAGTTAAATCAACATCGGGCTGAATTTTAACTATATAATTTCTAAATTCTCGAGCATCTTTAGCTAGTAGATAATTATCTACAAATTCTCGTATATCTTTAAGTTCCCTATTTCCTCCTACAGAAGTTAGGATATATTTTAATCTAGTAGACCCTTCAGGATTATTTTGATTAATTTTTTTCAAACCTTTTAATTCACTTTGAATTTTCTTTTCATCACCATGAGTTAAAAGTCTAAAAGTTACATCAGTACCTGTATGAGGTAAAGTATAAGAAAATTCATTTAGGCCCTGGGTGAATAAAGACTCGTCAAGAAGTTTGTTTTCTAATTGAGTTAGGTCAACTGTATGATTTTCTCCTTTGTAAGTAAATTCATAATCTTTACCATAACCTAAGATACGAGCAGCTATTAAAATAGCATTTTTATCTCCAATTAAAAGGTCATCATAATTAAATTTAGTAATTATAAGTGATTGAAGTAATTTATCAATCATAGTACCATTTTGAATATAAGACTGGTTTGTTAGAATATCTTCTTCACGGGCAGTCATATACTTCATTTCAATCTTACCAGAAGAAAGAGGATTATCTTTTGAATATAAAAGACCTTTTGAAGGTAGTTCTATAATTTCAGTGGGTAACTTTAATTTATCAGTTGACATTTTAATAACTTTGTTTATTATAAATATATGAGAATAAAAAAGAGCGCGATAAATCGCGCTCTCTTTCTGTGGTTATTTTTATTAGAAATTTAATACACAATAATCAGGTTGAACTGTCATTGATAAATTAATTATTCCGTCATTATCCCAATTGTATTCACCAAAATTTGATTCAGTAATTAAAGCTCCTTTAATAATCCATTCAGATACTACATCACCTACAGGACCTAAAACATTAAATGTAAGATCTTTTTTATAGAAATCTGAATAACCATCTCTACCAGTTACAGATTCATGATGTAATCTCACCCATTCCATTACTGACTGGGCACCTGAAGGTGTAATAGGGTCAAACAATGTAAAAGCTATAGTACTCCATTTTGTTTTACCCTTTATAAATCTTTGGATGTTAATATGATTGAGTTCAAGAGCTCCTTGTGTTACTGTTATAGCTCCAACAGCTTTTACTAAGTAACTAGGAAATCCATCCATATACATAATAAATCTATTTTGCTGTTTGGGTTCAAACGGTGTGAAAAATATTTCGTTTGGATCTAGTACTGCCATTGTCGTATTTTATTATAAATATTATATATTTAAATTCTTAATTATTAGGCTGGGAACTCAGCTCCTGTTGGTAATATGTTGAAATCAAGTACTATAAATTCAGCTGTTCTGGTTGGTTGAATGAAAATCTGACCAACTAACTGATTTCTATCAATTACATCAGGAGTATTATTTGAGTCATCCATGACAACTTTAAAGGCGTACACACCTTGTCTTTGTTGAACACTTTCAAGATATGGATTAACTTGAGCTAAGAATGAATTTCTTGTAGCAGCTGTATTTTGTTCAAATACTAAGTTATTAGCTACTTGACCAATAAAGCTCTTAAGTTCAATTAACAATCTTCTAACATTAACTCTGTCAAGAGCACTAGCTTTTCTTTGTAGTGTTTTCTGACCAAATACAGCAGGGCCTGTAGCAGGGAATGTAGCTATTGGGTTTACATTATCTTCATATAATGTATCTCTTTCTGATCTTTGAAGTTTTCTTTCAGGTCTAATAACTTGAGCTAACCCTCCTCTGTTTATACCTGCTGGAGCAAACCAAGGTTCAGCTGAAGCGTCATTAGCAGCATAAACACCTGGGATTAAAGTTGAAGCAGGTACCCAATTGATTTTTCCAGTATCAGGATTAAAGATTTGAGCCCATGGCCAGTATGTGGCAGCATAACTAGAATTAAAATTCCCAGCTTGTGTTGTAGTTTCACTTATAGTAGCTCCATATCTTACTAAGTCAACAACTGCTATAGCGTCTCCTCTATTTTGTGTGTTAGTAACAAGAATACCTAAAGGACTAGCGTGATATTCATTTAACAAGCCTGGTGCTGTTATTACTTTATAAGAATATTCTTCTTTATTAGCTAACAAACTGAGAGCTGTAGTATATGAAGCAGCTACTAAACCTTGAGTGTTGGTGCCTATATTTTCATAAAAATTATTTGTAGCTGATAGAACATTGCCTGTACCTCCAGTAAATGAACCGCTACCTAAAATAGGAATAGAAGTTGTATATTCAGATCTAGCTGTTCCATTATTGTCAAAATAATTAGGAGTTGGAGTTATAGAAGCTACATAAACATAGTTACTATTGTTTGGATAGTTTCCTACTGATTGAACATAAGTGTTACCATCAGAATCAGTTATTACTTGTTGATAAGTATCACCAACTATTTTAGCTATGTAGTTATCCTGTTCAGGATCTAAAGATATATTAGCAAATGTTTCAAGAATAACTTTTTCATTAGTTACATCATCCCCTCTTCTAATCAATAGAGTAAATGTACCTGAACCTGTGTTAGCTTGTGAAATTTCCCATCTAACATTATCTGAAGTTCCGTTTGTTAAAGCCCCAGCTGAGTTTTCAGATCCACTACTATTCATAATAGTTCCCTCTGATATAGTCTTAAGGGTAAAAGCAGCGTTTCCAATAGCATCAACTCCTCCAGCTAATGTGACTTGAGTATCAGTTGTATCTAAGAATAAGTCAGTGAAAGATCCAGTTTCAACTGTGATACCATTACCAGCAGTACCATTGAATGAAGCTGAGATACTAAGAGTAGTACTGTTGAAAGAAGCACTAAAGTAAGCTGAAGCACTAGCGTTAATTTCACTAACCAAACCACTTAATCCATTTGTTGTGTACCAATAATAATTTGAAGCAGGAGCATCTGTTCCTGAACCTGAGAAGAAATAGTAATTAGCGTTGTTGTAATTGATTTTCAAACCAATAGGACCAGTAGCGGATGAAACCCCAACATTACTAAATATAAATGATCCAGTAGCAGGTCTTCCAGTTACAGAAGTAACATTATTTTGAGGAGTAGTACTTATAGCTGAGGTCCAATCAGCTGACTTACTGACTACTCTAGTTACTAATAAAGTAGTACCACCATTTTGGAAATAGTTATAAGCAGAAATTGAAGTAAGATAAGAATAAGTTTGGTTTCCACTAACAAAAGTAGTACCAAATTTATTAACATACTGACTGTATGAAGTTACTACAGTAGGAATTTCAACTGGTCCTTTAACTGTAGGACCAACAATAGCGGCACCTACCTGTACCGGTTGTTGAGTTATAAATGACTGGTCATTTTCTCTTGTAAATACACCAGGTGATACTATTTGTTCTGCCATGTTGTTTTATGTGTTTAATTCTTATTAGGTTTTTGTAAATAGTCCTGAATCTAGATCTATAGATCCATTACTATATTTTTCTGTCAAAAGTTTACCTAAACTAGTTTCTTCTTCTTGCAATCTAGCTAAAGATGTAACTAATTCATCTTTTTGAGCTTCTAATACTTGTAATTGATATTCTACTTGTCCAAATCTAGAAATTAGATTTTGTTGGGTAGCTTGTAACTGCTTGATGTTGTCAAGTTCTTCTTGGGATAACTGTATTTGTTCACTCATAATATAAATATTTTATGTTTTCTATAAATATTAGATTTTTTTTCAAAAATTTCCTGTATCGGTATTTTGTGGATTTTTTACATTAATTGATTTTTGAGGACGGTTATTAACATCATTAATGTTAACCACAGTTTCAGTCTCAACAATAAATTGACCTGTACTAAATACTTTTTTATCTACTGTTAAATCTTTTTGAGGAATATCAGGTATAATATACCCATTCATACTGATATCAAAAGTGGCTTTAGCTATTCTATCTTTACCATCTGTTAATTCTGTAATAGTAGCTATAGAGTCTATATTAGCTTTAAATTTAAACCTTTCAGGATTACCCCAATAAGAATCTGAAGCATATGTAACTGATTCAACTATTTTGTTAAGTTGTTCCATGTAATAAGTTGTAATAGCGCAACTGTAACTAACTGTTACATGGTTAGGTACAACTACAGCATAAAATTCATTTATAGGAACTCTATTATTAAGAATATTAAATTTATCATAAGCATTTTGCTTATTATATCTTTTTTGAAAATAAGCTACATTAATAGGATTATTAGCGTCTAATTTATTATATTGACCTTTAACAGGAGTAACAGAATTCCTTTTAAACATTATTATAGGAGCCATAATTTTTCCTTCCTTGTCTCTATAATATCCATCACGTTGAAAAGATTTCCACCTTTCAGGTGAACCATATATGACAGGGACTACTATTCTTTGCCCATTTTGTATTACAAAAGGTTTGATAACATTTTGAAAATAATACATTATAGACTCATCTATATCTTTAAATTCTATAGAAAAAGGCTTAGTAGTATCTCCTTTAAAAGAATTTTTATTTCCTCTATTTAATTCTTTAGCTTGACCAGTTGAAATCTCATATTGAGATTTAGGGGTTGGAGTTCTTCCTTTAGTAGCCATTAGAGTCTTGTTAATTCTAAGCCTAGCTTATCAGCTGGGGTATAGTGGGTTGAACAAATTATTGAATAATTAGAACCGAATTGGCTTAATCCTGGGTTTAATGGGTTAGTTTCATTTGGATAGTCTGGGTCTTTGCCTAAGAGATATTGGTTAGAGTTAGTAGAATCTATTATATAAAATGCCTCATTATATAAAATAACATCCCCAACCTCAGGAACTAGACTAGCATCTATTAAATCTTCTCTTAAAAATCTAAATGTAGCATTTCTTAAATAATCTACTCCAAAATCATCAACTGCAAATTGTTGATCTTGTCTTTCAACTAAACAATTAAATAAAATAGGCCCATCAAAAAATTTACCTTCAGAAGCCTCACCATATATGTTAACTGTTGTTTGTTCTAATTTGTATTTGTAAAAAGCGCATTGTTGAGTAATAATATCTCCCATCAACTCTCTAGTGATAGTTGTGAATAGATTAATATCTCTAGATCTTCCAAATAGTGCCATTAGCCAACATAAATTGTATAAGGTACATTACTTAATTCCTTTTGCAAATTATCAGATTCTTGCGCTCTTTTCTCTAGTAATTTACTTCTAGAAGTCTCATCTAAATATGCTCTTAATCTTTCAATTAAAGATGTTTTTTCAGCTGTAGCAGCTGTTATTAAATCTCCATGGTTTAAAGTTACTTCAGAATTTGGTATAGGAATAGTTGAATATTTACCTCTAATATAACCCAACATTTCTTTACATAAAGCTAAAGTATACTCAAATATCCATTGTCTACCTATTGAATTTATATAAGAATATGTTGGGTTAGTATAGGGAACATTTGAAACATTAGTTATTTTACCCTGTCCCATACTACCAGATACAACCGGATTATTACGGTCAGATTTTAAAATATATTCAAAGTGTAAAATTTGATCTCTAAGAGGAATTGGAAAAATTCTTAATTGATTATTAATCAATTCAAAGCTATAGTTAGATTTTCTAATTTGATCATTAAATTCAATAGCTTGAATTTTTTGTAAATCATAATTAATAGGCATTAATAAGAAATTAATACCTGGTGAGTATGAACCAAATCCAAAAGCTTGAAGTAAACCTTGAACATCAGTACCTGTACCAGCATAAGGATCAAAATATCTTATAATAGGAGGAAGAGATTCATAAAAAATTCTCTTAACCTCTAAATCTCCAGCGTCTATACTTTGACTAATAGCCCAGGTACTTAAATTATATTTTTGAACACCTGGTTGTAAAGCTATACTACCTGTTCTCCAAGTCACACTACCTCCTACCCCAGCTTCAACTCCATATTGCTCAGAAATTCTAACTATAGTACCTAAATTAGGACGTGTTAGAGTATTATTTAAATTTGAGCCTGTAGGAGCTCCTTCTAAAGATAGATAATTTTGAGCTACTTGATAAGCATAAACTTCATTACCATATATTGTTATAGCTTCTTCAAAAGCTGAATAAAAGTTAATGTCTTGTAATTCTACATCTACTAAAGGATACCCTAATCTTCTAGCTACAAATATAGCTACTTTATCAGCATCAATTTGAAAGTCTGTATCATCATCATAAAATCCAAAAGGTGTATCACCTGGGAAGAAAGATGATGAACCAGGCCAAATAGGAGTGTTTGCCATAGTGTTTGGATATAAATATTAGGTAGTGGTAAATGGGTTTGGATTTGAATATGGCCAGTGGGCTACTAAAGAAGGAGTTCCATATAAAGCTAAAGAAGCTGTAGTTTGAACATATTGAGGATATATCCTTTGAAATCCTAAAGGATCTAACTCAGTATAAGAATAATCTATAGCCCCAGAATAATATATATCATTACTGGGATCTTCATTAAAAACTTTCATTTGAGGGGTTTTTATAGCGCTAGCACTTAAAAATTGTTTAAACTGCTTAGCTGTAGCCCCAGGATTCATTTGAAAATACAAACATGCTATGCCAGCTATTTGGGGAGCTGCCATTGAAGTCCCAGATAAAACTACCATATAATCTGTATTATCTAATAAAGGATTAATATTAGAATTATAATTAGGATCATATATGTTATAATTTTTTACTGTATAAACAAAATCCTGGGTATCATTGTACCAAACATAATAAGGATGTCCCGCAGCTGTTATTACAGCTCCTGCTGCAAATATATCAACGGCTGGCCCTATAGTTGTAAAACTTGAAAGAGCTATAGAAGCAGAATCAGAAAAGACCCCCCACCCAGGAAATGTTGAACCTGAGCCTATACCAAGAATAGGTTTTGTTACCCAATTTGTAACTCTTCCATGGTAATAAGGTGGTAAACCTGGGTTATTCCAATTTGGTGTGCCATATAAATTATAGGTAAATGATCCTGAGGAGGGACTCCCAATAGAGGTTATAGGTGAACCTGGTATTACACCAATTGGTGAAATAGATCCTACAACTATAGTTTT